GTAACATTGTAATTAGAACCATTGTCTGTTGATATAGCGAACCAACCACCATCTCCCTGTGTTAAATGTACGTTATCAGTAGCATCTGGATTATCAAAGATAAGTTTAGGTCCTGCTCCTGATGATACTCCTGCGACTGTTAACGCTGAAGAACCATTAAAAGTGAAGTTAGCTGAACCTGTAACACTATCAGCATCTGAGAAATAAGCTACTCTATTAGCTGCACCAGCTATATCTGTAGCATAAGCATAACGACCATCTAAGTCTACAGTCACATCTGCAAGACTATCATTGCGTTGTAAAGCTAGAACACCTGTTCCTGTGTTAAATGTAGAGCCTGTAACAAAACTATTAGTGTCATCTATCAAAGAACTTAAATTTACTGTAACATCTGATAGACCACCGTTACGTGCTAATGATAAAGTATAGTTAGGAGCACCGCCTAGTGTGGCTCCTGTTACATAATAGTTAGCCCCACTAGAACCAGTTATAGTAACTGTCTTAGCGGACTGAGAAACAGTAACACCACCTGCACCTGCAAATGTTACTGTGTTACCTGAATTAATAGTTGCTGGAGAAGAACCATCAGTAATATTAAAAGCGTAACCTGATACAGAACCTGAGATGCGGCTCTCGACATAATTTTTGGTTGTTCCGATTTGATTCTTATTACTATATTTTGGCATTTCTACTCCGGACTAATGTAAATGTAAAATGGTGGAGAAGATTAAGGCTCTTCTCCAAGGCCTATAACATCAACTTGCTTAACCAGAAGCGCCGTTGATAATGATTGCACCGACTTCAGGTCTGATGATTTTCAATCCGTATCTCATGGACATGTAGGAACCTACAATACCAAAGCCCGGATTGGCTTCTTCGACCGTCAATGGACGTCTTTCTACGTAAACCATAGGTTTGGTTGACAAATCAAACACACCTACACGTGTTGAAGGTACGTATGCGTTAACAACGACATTCAATCCGTATAAGCTTCCAACAACTCCTGTAGATGCAGTGTTGGAAACTGGGGAACCAGCTGCCATTGCTGCGGTTGTTGGGTTTGCATCTGCACCTGCTTCTCCTTGTGCTGCTGTGAAAGCAGTTACGAAGTCGCCTAGGTCTAAGAGAGCTTTGTAGTGAGCAGGAGATATCATGATGTGTGTTGCATTGTATCCACCAGCACCGACTAAATCGATAGCGGTGACGATGTCTTTTAATGCTAAGTCTCCAGCGTTGTCACCTGCAGCTCTAAAGTAGTGGTTTCGAATCAATCTTGCGTCTGACTCGTTACCGTAAGAGTTTACACGTGAGCTTCCACTGTCAATATCTGATGCGGAAATGTTTGCTCCCAAGAAACCTGCGTATGGGTTGCTTGCGAAAGTTGTGATAGCAGATTCGTTGGTTGTTTCGTCAATTGCGATAGTTCCGAAATCAGCATCTGCAGCGTGTGCACCGAAAACGACCTTAACGATGTGTGAGGTCATGTGACGGTCTACAGCTTTTCTTGCTTCATTCAAAGCCATTTCAACTTCGTTGAACCTTGAATCTTCAATCATTCTGCGGGTAACACCTACTGCAATACCCCACTCTTTAACTCCGACTCTCTCAGAGCGTAGTTTTGTGTGTTGGTATTGAGGAGTTGTTCCTTCATCTATTTGTTCTAGCTTCATGCTAGGTCTGTTCATAGTAATATCAATATTACCGCCTGTGTCCGTAGACATTTGCTCTCCAAAGAGTGCCATTGCTGGAAGGTCTGTGACCTTGTAGTCCATGATAGCATCTTTGTAATCAACAAGTACTCTCTCTCCGAGACCACCGTTGACTGAGCCAGTGTTTAGGCTTGTAAGTATACCGGGAGTTGCGTCGACCATTTAAATCACCTTAGTTCCTCATTAGTACTGGTAATAGGGTAACAGTAGAACCTAGGGTTGCTCCTGTTAATGCTACACCACATGTCGTACCAGATGCGGCTATTGTTGCGTCGGTTCCTGTAATTAGTACACCGTCGGCTGTGACGTCTAACAGTTTTCCTTCGTCGATTGTTCCTGAACATGCGACGTTTAGAATTACTCCTTTTCCGGTTACAACTGGTAAGATGTTTCCTGAGGTTGCATCTACCATTGCGACACCAATAGCGTTGTGTGCGTCAGCTCCAGATTGGTCCACTTCTCCATCGGTTGCGAGTGTAACCATTCTTCCTGCTGATATTGTACTACCTGCTGTGAAAGGAAGTATTCTTGCTGGTGCGCCTCCATCGTTAACTAAAACTTCTGTTGCCATTTTTATTCACCTGTTAATACTTCTTTGTTAAGGACTATTCGTCCGTTAACCATTTTTACACCAAACTTGCGTTCGGTTTCTGCTGGAACGGCTTCGCCTTCGCTAGCCTTTCCTTTTCCGAAAGTTCTTTCGGAGTCCACTTGTGGCTCTGGCATTGCTGCTAGAGCTTCGCTGAATCCAGTCAGCTTCATATCATCCCATGCGGAAAGTTCCTCGATTCGAGCATCCTTGTTAGCTTCTTCGATTGTACCGAATAAAACTTCTTTGGATATAATTGCTTCAATGCTTGCATTCTTGCGTTCTTCAGCTTCTTTCTCTAATCTTTCTTCTTCTGCTTTCTTGAAAGCTTCTAATTCTTTCATGGCAGCTTTGAATTCTGATTCGATTTCCTTTTTGGAAGCTTCAGCTTCTTCAAGTTGTTGCCTTAATGAAGCGAACTCGCGCTCGACAATTTTTTCTGCATCGGAGTTCTTAGGGGTTTCTTCTGTCATAGTTTCTACCTCTTTGTTCCCGTCTTCACATTCACATGACGTTTCATCATCATGTTGTCCACATTCCTTGTCTTCTATTGTACATTCCTTACAGACGGGGTCCATCGATTTATTGTCGATGAAACTTACCTCTGTGGGACGTATGTTGGTGGCGTATGTGTCACCCATCACATCAACATCATTTGAGAACCAATCGATGCTAACGTGAGTCATGTCCCCGTCTTTCACTTTCTCCAATACTTCTTGGCCACGTGGGTATTTACTAGATACCGTAGCCAACATTTTCACTGCTGTCTTTCCATTATCCATCTGAACAAACTCAGGCTCAGTAGCCATGCCGATTAAATCCTCAGCTGTTCTTTGATGGTCAACATAGATTGGTAGCTCTTTAAAGCTATCCAAACTACCTTGAAGCGTCTTAGGGTCTATAAAGACCTTTTGTTGTTGCCCCTCTTCCTCATATTCGTGAGGTCCGGACGTAATAGCGATTACTGGGAATTCCACGGTTGAAATCCCATCGCTCTCTGAAATCGTCAAAGAATCATCTTGCTCTAAACCTAAAGCAAATGACCTCCTTCTTGGTTCCTTTGATGTCGTTCTACCGAATTCCCGCTCTACACCATTTTCCTCAGCCCACATGGTACACATGTCTTGGGCCTGCTCTTCATGGTTTTCAAAACCACGATTCTTTAGTGTTTTGCTAACACTGATTACACACTTGTCGTAACTCATGCTCTATCTCCTGTTGCGTTGGCGGATGGCTGATTGCCTCTGTTTTGTGCTCTGGCGGACTCCTCTTTCTTATCTTCATCTTTCCCACCAGAGATATTTACATTTCTATCTGTTTCAAGTGGAGATGCTTTGACATCTTCAGAAGTTTCCATCTTTAATGTTTCTACTCCTTCAGGGTCAAGACCTCTTTCTTCTCTGACTTCTCCGGGTGATAATACTCCCTCGGATAAGTAAATCATATCTGTTTTAGCTTTAGTGAATGCATCATCAACATTTATTTGCCTGAATTTGAATTTAGCTTCACCATTATTCAATTGTGGCATAAGTTGTGCATTCATAGCTGTTTCTACCATAGTTTGTAAATATCTAACATATGGCTCAAACACTGGACGTGCTTTGTCTGGGTCTGTGAACATAGTTCGTGGGACTTTCAAAGACACGTGTATTTTATCTAATATATCATCGGTATATTTTCCGTATTCAAAAGCTCTTTGTGTACCAGCTAATTCTTTTATTTGTATATCATTACCGTGTATGATATCTTCACCGGGTCCTAAAGTGTTGAATGCTTCAACTACTTCATTAATTTTATCAGGACCATATGGCATATCTGGTAAACCACATGACACATCGTATCTAGAAGTTGCATATTTGTTCAAAGCTGCTCCTATATCTCTCTCAGCGTAGTCTTTTAAGTCTACTAAGTATAAAATAGGGTGTATATCACTCAAACCATATGCATAATCGTCAAAAGGATTGTTTTTTATTTCAATTATCTCTTCTTCTTCAAAGCGTACAGATTCTTTATCTGTACCCAAATCTTGGTAATAATACATGATTTGACCATGTATATCACGTTTTACGTACATATTTTGACTAGAACGTACTACTAAGTTGTCTCCAGTCCATTCTAAGTACCCATTACCAAAGATTCTAGCATTACGTAGCCAAGAATATAGAACTGTTTCAATGTTTATGTCTCTAAACATATTCTCTACTTCTTCTCTTACACTATCATCATCGGTAACAATGTCATAATTATCTTTAACTGCATACAAACATGGTAAGTCTATTAATGTTCTAACTATAGGGTCAGACAAATAAACTCTCATGTATGTTTGTGGTTGGCCAATATGTTTCTCATATTCATTACCAACTACTACATTATTAGTTAATTTAATCCTTTTTATTACACCCGCTCCAAAACTGCGGGGTTCGTCCTTTTCAAACGCTGGATTGCTGCCTGTGACTGCAAAACGTCGTCTGATATTATCTAGAAACGACATGGCTATTTAATATTAACTAGATATAGTATATAAAGCTTTTGTCATAAATTACTTAAACTAGGTTTATTTAACCGAGAATTACGTCTTCTAGTGTTAAAAATGCCATGTCCAGTGTATCCACTACGTGATGCACTCTGTCTACGCGTATTATTGCTAGAAACGTTACTAGAACCGAATGTACCACTAGATGGTAGCATAGATAACGTAGCATGTATACCCATAGCAGAACTATCACAGTAATCATCATGTTTACCACTAGGTGCTGCTATTTTTTCTGTCTTGTTAGCTGCATCCATGGTATATTCTAAATCTATATGTTCTCTAATCCATTTGTTAACATACTTAGCAGTATCTTTGGGTAAATTCTTTGGGTCGGGCACTCTTACTCTTCCTTGTTGTAAATAAGACTGATAATCTCTGTACATTTGTGTTTTAGTACCTTTAGGGCCTCCCGTAAAGACAAAACCAATAAAGTGGATAGAATCATCTATACACGCCCTCCTGATGTCTTGTTCGATTGCGCCACCAATGCCAGTAGCGTCAATAATAACTTTGTCGGCACCAAGAGCACGAGCAACATCCATAATACGTTTACGTTGGTATGGAATATCGTGTCCACCAGTTCTAGAAGATATTTCTTCAATGTATACAAGTCTAGCAATATTGTCGGAAGAAGACTTTTCAAGACCCCAAGCACTAATAACAGTAGAATTGAC